GGTAAGTCTAGTCTTTCCGAAACATTAGTACACAACCTATTGGCTTGGGAAAGCCTGTGTAAAGATGAAGCTATAACTTTGCCCGAGGTCAAAAGGATCTACGAGTCTGTAAAGAAACAGGGTGTAGATGCAGTTGTACGCCGAGGTTCTACGCAGTTGCTCGATGCCTTACCTGCAGAGACTATGTTGTCCATGAACGACCTGCTAAAAGATTACGGTCTTCTGAAAGATGCAGCTTACGGGGCGTATGAAATTTTCAACGTATCTGGTGCAGAGCAAGAGTACATCGACGCTATCTTTCGCAGAGGGGAGAATCTTCTATCTGAACCTCGTATCAAGGTATCGACTTTCCACGCTATGAAGGGTGGCGAAGATGACAACTGTATGGTTTGGACTGCTTCGACCAAGGCTTGTTACGCCACTAGGTTCCCCGACGATGAACATCGAGCATTTTATGTTGCCATCACAAGAGCGCGGCACAATCTGTATATCCTACAATCCAGTAACAAGTATAGGTACACGCTATGAAAAGAGATAAAGTATTGGATCAGGCGAAAGAACTGATCAATGGGCAGAGAGCCAAGGACTATGGGGATGCCCACGATAACTTCTCGCGTATTGCTGACGGATGGAATATAATAGTACGGGAGGCACTACGCACTCATGGATACATTACAGCGCAACATGTTGCGATCATGATGGATTGGGTTAAGTCCGCCCGTCTTTTGAACGGGCTAGACCATGAGGATTCTTGGATTGATAAGTGTGGGTATAGCGCCTTGGGATCAGATTTCTCTGATAGAGAGAAAGAGATATCTAATAGATTAGACAAGGTGCTAAATAAATGAGTCAGAAGTTTTTGTTTACAGAAGATAGCGGCGATTCCAGTGATCTCAATTACCAACTCAAAGGTGAGTTGAACGTGATTGAAACTGATTGGAACATCCCAACTGAGTTCCCTGATCTTACAGGGTACAAGGAGGTGGCTGTTGATCTGGAAACAAAAGACCCTAACCTGACTACGCTCGGCCCTGGATGGGCCACGAACAACGGACATATCATTGGGATTGCTGTCGCTGCCGGAGAATACAAAGGGTACTTTCCTATGCGGCATGAGAACGGGCACAACATGGACCCGAGGATCACGCTCAAGTGGATCAAGAAACAGCTATCAGTTCCTGAGATGGATGTGATTATGCACAATGCAACCTATGACGCAGGTTGGTTGAGAGCAGAAGGTGTGGAGATTAAGGGTAGGATCATCGACACCATGGTGACCGGAGCCTTGGTCGATGAGAACCGTTGGTCGTTTGGCCTAGATGCTATGGCCCGTGATTATGCAGGGGTTCGAAAGAATGAACAGCTACTCAAGGCGGCTGCTGCAGATTTCGGAGTCAACCCTAAGTCTGAAATGTATAAGCTTCCTCCTAAATTTGTGGGGGGTTATGCGGAACAGGATGCGGTAGCCACACTTAAACTATGGACTGCGTTGAAAGTTCATCTGGACAAGGAAGAGTTGTGGGATGTCTGGAACATGGAGACAGGATTGATCCGGTGTATCTTGGACATGAGAACCAAGGGTGTGCGTGTTGATCTTGATCGAGCCGATGAAAACAAAAAGGCTCTGCAAAAGCAAAGCAAACTACTTAGAGGAATGTTGGAGAAAGAAGCAGGGATGGAGGTGGATATCTGGGCATCCGCGTCTATCCAAAAGATGTTCGATAAGTTGAAGTTGGAATACCCTCGCACAGAGAAAGGGTCTCCATCGTTTACAAAAAGTTTTCTTAACGAGCATCCAGAGAAGGTTGCACAGATCTTAGTTAAACTAAGAGAGTTCGACAAAGCCGACAGTACTTTCATTGATAGTATACTGCGTCATGAGCACAACGGAAGAATCCATACTGAGTTACATTCTACCCGCAGGGATTCTGGGGGAACGGTCACCGGAAGATTTTCTTCTTCGAACCCAAACCTACAGCAGCTTCCTGCTCGAGACCCAGATATTAAACGTTATATACGGGGGATATTCATCCCCGAAGAAGGGCAGAAGTGGGGATCGTTTGACTACTCAAGTCAAGAGCCAAGGCTCCTCGTTCACTTTGCCTCGATGATTCCGTCCACTATCCGGCATCCAATCGTGGATCAGATCGTAGAAGAGTTTAATACAGGGGATGTTGACCTGCACCAGATGGTAGCGGACCTTGCAAACATCACTCGTAAGCAAGCGAAGACGGTGAACCTTGGAATCATGTACGGCATGGGCGTGGCAAAACTAGCCGATCAGCTTGGAATTTCTAAAGAAGCAGCCAAGGATTTGATCGGTAGACACCACTCTAAGGTTCCTTTCGTAAAAGGTTTGGCAGACCTTGCCACTAAGCAGGGAGATAAGAACGGTCAGATACGCACTGTAATGGGCCGTAGATGCCGCTTCCACCTTTGGGAGCCTGTCACATTCGGAATAGGCAAACCTCTGCCTTACGACGAAGCTATGAAGGAGTACGGGGGTCCTGGGGGCAGAGGCATACGGAGAGCGTTCACATACAAGGCTCTGAACAAGTTGATCCAAGGATCAGCCGCCGATCAAACTAAGAAGGCGATGCTTGATTGCTACAACGAAGGGCTTACTCCGATGCTTACTGTGCACGACGAGTTATGCTTTAGTATCGAGAGTGACGAACAGGCATCTAAAATAAAAGAAATCATGGAGACCGGAATGCCTTTGGCAATCCCATCTAAGATCGACGTTGATATTAAAGACCATTGGGGAGAAATAGAATGATGGAACTAGAAGACATTAAAACTGTAGGCTTTAAACAGATGCATCAATTACAAATCGATGCCTTGGTAGACTACATAGCAGTTGCTATAAACTGTGCTGCGGCCCTTGAGGATCGAGAAGTACTAGCAGAAGTCGAAGCGGACTCAGACGAGCTTATCAAACTCTTCGGGGGTAAAGGACTACATGTAGTAGTTACAGGAGAAGGCTTCACCTATAAAGAAATAGACGAGTGAACCTAGCCGCGATTATTTAAGAAAGCGTTAGCCGCACGTTCCTCTGGATTACCGCCCAACAGCTCAGGACTTACGGGCCCTCTGTTGTTGGCTTGCAGTATTGGAGCTTGTGGCAAACTGCTTTGATCTAAATTTAAATACGGATTCGCAGGAGCAGAGTTGCTCGGAGCCTGCAAGTACGGGTTTGATTGTGGAGCCGAAGGAGTAATCTCAACAGGCTTTATCTCACGTCTGTCTTTAACTTGTGGATCAAGCGGAAGATTTCTCATGTTGTCCTGCACATTCTGGATTGCGTCTCGAGGTAAACTATCCAGGGCATCTACTCTTAGAAGCTTCTTATATGTGTCAGGTGTAATTTTAAATGGCTCGAACTCACCTCGCATAATCCCCTTGATACCACCGATGTTGTTCTCTTTAAGAGTTCTGCGGATTTCAGAATCCGAGATTCCCATGGTCCGAAGGTCTTGAATCATACGGTAGTAGCCACGGTCATTGCGATACTTCGCCTCGTTAGCGTCTTGATAACCCTTCAACAGTTGCGCCGGAGTCACTCCGAAATCATCTGTAAGGCTGTTAAACATCCGCTTCGCATCAGTCTGTCCCCGTTGGAATCCGTAGGCTGCAAACCTAAGACCTTGCTTTGGATCAAACTCTTGCTCGGACACCCCCGTTGTCAACCTTGCAAGCTCCTGCTTCCAAGTTCTTTGCCGACCCATTTTGTCCTGAGAAGCTATGGCATCGATGCCAAGTCCGTCTCCCACAAGACCGCGAACTGCGCGGCTGGCCTCAATTTTACCACCAGATATATCCGCAACAGCCAGAACGTTTGGAATCATTGTGTTTGCCACATGACCCGACATCTTAAATAGTTTAGTAGCTCCATTGTCCTCGGGGTTATATACTTGTGCCCCTGTAGATGTGCGCCCACCACGGTACGAGATATCTAAAAGAGCATCTGTTAGCATGGCTTCGTCTAAGAACGGAGCAAACGCCTCGCCTAACGTTCCGATACCCACATCCACGATCCACTGGTCAAGGTCTTTTCCTTCTGCCATAGCAGCGTCCGCTTCAGTAAGAGCGCGGTTGGCAAACCTAGACAGCACGTCATAAGGATTCGAGGTACTGTAATTGATGTACTTGATCTTCCCGTCTTTTGTTCGACCTGTAGGAATCAGGGTTGCACCTTTCATCCAAGGTGCACCAAAGGATCTCTTGAACGCTTCCATCTCTTCTCGAGTCACGTCTGTCACGGCGTATGCCATTTCAAGCGCAGCGGCAGGAACAACTGCAGTAGTAGTTGCAAATCCGATCATACGCTGCCGACCTCTAGCCTGTATAGCAGGGATGTCTGAAGCCATATCATCCAAGCTTTGGCGAACAATATTAAAACTTGTACGATACATTTCAGCAGGGAACGTAATAAAGTTTCCAAACGGGAGCTTTCGTCCAAGCTTGATAAACTCAGATGCACCTTTGTTATAGTTTGGCACAGTGTCCCGCACGATCTGTGCAGCGCGAGTCTTGATTAACTCATCCATATTAGCAGTTCCGTTTCGAATTGCTTGCTGCGATTCGATAGTAACATCATCCATATTCTTAGTCAGATACTTAATCTTGTCTGCTTCGGACGCTCCGTCCAAGGCGTGTCGTAACTTAGCTTGCTCAGAATGGTAAGAGAAGTATTTCCAAAGATCGTCTGATCCCTGATATGCTTTCTCAAAACCAGAAGCTACTTTACCCACACCTTGTGCGTATTTGTTGTCAGTTGTCTTACCTCTAACAGCCTCAATAAAATTTCTAGGACGAACTTCTGCGGAGTTTGAGTACCCAATACCTTTACTTAACTGGTCTTGGATCTCCCTTAACTCTGCATTTGTTCCTAAGATTCCTCTGCGTTGAGCGTCAGCTAGGTCATCGAATACAGCCTCGCTGCCTTTGTTAAAGATGTCCGAGAAGACTGCCGTTGCAGAATCCTTGAAGTTACTTCCTCGACCAAGCACGGGCATGTTTCCGTTTGCTGTTGCAAACATAACAGCGGTTGTAAAGTTTCGGACTTGAGTGATAGGAGACAGAACTGTTTTGGAATACTGAGATAAACCCTTGGCTTTAAGAGCAACTCCTAAACCACCCTTCAACATTTCCACGCCCCAGTTAGATTCGCCAGCCACCTGATTAGTAAGATCTTTATAGATTTGCTTGGGGACGTAGTGTCCGTCCAAGCTACCCCACCCTGTTCGACCAATTAGTTTTTCTGCGTCAGCATTATTTCCTGCCGATCCGAGGACACTTGCTGCGCCGTCATCACCACCAAGCTTTACATATCCACGGCGAGTTAACTCTTTCTTTTGAGCCTCACTTAAATCTTTACCATTGCGAAAGAACTTTCCTATACCTGTGTTTGTCTCTGCCATCTTAGCAATAGAGCCAAAGTAATCGTCAATAGCATTGAACTGCGCCAAGTCTGCCACAGTACCAAGGACAGCGGCTCGAGGATCATCGACCTCTCCTAAAAGAGAACGTAAAGCCGGAGCAATCTTTTCCCTGGAGATAAACAT